TCCTACGGGGGTTTCCAACCTTTTTGCTTGGTGCTTTAAGGTCAGATCCTGGATTTTCCTTTTCATAAGATCTGCGCCCTTTTGCGTTAAGTCCTCCTGACTTACTTTTTCCTGACTTTTTTGTCCAGGCTGCTCCTTCTTGGGTGAGTTCAAATTCTTCTTTAGCAGTCCTCTCTGATTTTTTAAAAGCATCCTTGTCTGGATAGTCGGAGGATCCAGGTTTAGCAGGTGCTTCTCCACGCTTTCTTTTAGCGTGGATGTTAGCATAAAGACCACGCTTCGCTTCGCACAGATTCTGAAATTCTTTAAAAGTCTTCATGCCAGCAGGGAGGGTTTACTAGTTTATTTATGGTTATCTTTGCTCCAACCAGTTGAGGACTGCCAGTGCTGCTTTGTTAGTGTTGGGAGAGGCACACTCTAGAGTGTAGATATCACTCACCGTTCCCAATGAACTTCTACCAATCTGTAATCCTGCTTTTGTATCAAGTTCAATCAGACTAGCACCACCACCAACAGTAAATCCTGATAGAAGCACTACACCACCAGTAGAAGCAGTCGCAGTAGTATCAATCTGAGTAATCGCATCTGGGTTTGGATGATCCGTCCAACTAGCACCAGTAAGAGTTGGATTCTCAACCAGTCTCCAGAATACATTCGTGTTATCGTTTGTTGCTACCTGTAGAGACCTTGGTAATACAATACCAGCAAGGTCGGCAGGTTTGAGACGCAAACTTAAAACAGGATAGAATGTATTTGCTGCTACCAGTGTAGTGCCAGTGATGGGGTTGGCATAACTAACCAGTGTGCCAAGTTTTTCTGGCTCTCCTTCTTGGATTAGAGAGTTAGAACCTTGATACATGTAATGAGTTCCAGCAGCACCAGTTACATTCTCTAACTCAACACGAATAGGAAGGAACGGAGTGGAGCTCCAAACATTATTGATATAGTTTGCGGTGTTAAACTTATGAATGACGTGAGTTTCACCACCAATAGTATAAGTGAAGATTACTTGTCCAGCACCATACCATTCATACTCAATGTTGATCATCTGAATGGCAGTAGGATCAATAGTAATCTGACTAGGACCAGTGCCGTCTAACTTATCACCGTTCCAGTTATCTCTGGTTACTCTGGTTTCTACTACACTACCAGTTGCTTTACTACGAAGGACACAAGCATAGGTGCTACCATCATCTTCAAAGTAGGCACCATTATTTTCGTTAAATATACCAAGTCTTCTGCGAACTCCTGCTACTGGAGTTTCCAAACGAATAGCAAAAGAGCAGGTGGATGTTCTGCCAGGAATGTATCTCATTACCTGACGAGTTTGTCTGATTACTTTGTCACCAGCAGTGCTGCCAACTGACATCGTGACATTGGAAGCATCGGGATTGTGAACAGCAGAGGCAGTTCCAGTAATATCAGTTTCCCAAATGTCTGTCTCTAAACCATACTGAAAGGTGTTAAAGAAAGTTGTTTGATATGGAGATGTTTTTAATCTATTCTTACCAGTAAACTGTGGTCTCCAATCAGTTTGCTCACCCCAGTGGTCAGCAATATTAATAGTTTCAAATAAAGATGTTTCCTGCGGTAGAAAGGATTGTGTTTTCTTATTCCACTGTGCCATGATTCACCTCAGTTAAGATAAGCTACAGCAGATGCCCACACAGGGGAAGAAGATCCTGTGGTTGCCTCAAGAGTTTCTGTTGCCAGTTTTTCCACTACAACACGCTCACCAGCACCAATGTAAAAACCATTGCCATTGCTATTAGTAATTAAGCAGGCAGTACTGTTAGTATTTACAATTGAAACCAATACTGCTGAAGATACATTACTCGCCGCCGAGTCAAGGTCAGCTGGTGCTGATAGAGGTTTAATAATCATCTGTCTATACTTTTTAATTATTTATCTTCCAAATTATTCTTTGCCTGCTTGAGCATTTTAGCGAGATCAGCAGTAGATCCAACAAACATAGTGTTGTTTACAGTAGAAGGACCCTTCTTCTTCTCTTCGCCAAGATCTTTCATCTTTTTCTGAAGATCAGATAATTTATCAGTGATGTCAGCAACGTTCTTAATGCCCTGGAAGGCGACTTCATACGCCCTTGGGTGGTTGCTGCTCCTAGCAACGTCTAGCAACTCCTCAATGGCAACCTGACCCTTCTGGATGAGTTCATACAACTCACCACGGGCATACTTATAGTCAGTCTCTACATCAGCAGTATCAACTTCTACCTTCTCGGGTTTGGGTTCTTCTACTTCATCAATAGGAGAAATGTCAAAAACATCCTCCATATTCTTTTGAAATTTATTGTCCATGATACTCTATACCTTCATTGAATCCAAAATCATCTTCCCATGTAAGTAGTGCATCATCAGCAGAGTTGATTACACCATCATTATTTTTATCTTCCAATGCTTTTGGAGTAACTTCGTAAGTGATAACCCTAGAGTTAGATTGTCTATCACCAATATTGATATCGGTAATAGATTTTCTGATAATTCCAGGAGCAGAGACAGGACCGTACATGTAAGTTTTAACACTGAATGACAGTGTATACACTATGTATCGTCTAGTCATATAATCACCTTCATAATTATCTGTGAAATTAATACTTTCAAGAGTGATGGGTACATCACGCTTCTCTTCCATCTCTGGAATTAAATTAATAGTTACAGTAAATTGTGGTTGAAAGAATGGGAGAATCTGCTCAAGAATTTGAAGTGCATCATCTTGCGACTTTGCAATGACTGCTAGTTCAAATCCTAATGTATATGGAACTGGTAAGTATTGAGCGTTTACTCCATCTCCATCATCATTAGTTACTACTTTTCTTTGGATGGGGGGAACTTTTCTACCAGCATCATATTGAATAGTTGTCATTTCAAATGACAATCTCGGAACAGTAATAGTATATTTCTTATCAAGATTTGGTGCTTGCTCTAATCTTGCAATAAACTTCTGTTGGGGACCATACGCTAATGGAACCTTTTGAGTTTGAATGATGGATCCAGTAGCATCATATGTGTTCAACTGGACGTTGTTAAACAGTGTACCAAAAGCGGTAACTGTTTTTCTAATAATTTTGTGATAAAAATAAGTTCCTAACATTAGATACTACCTGTAAAATTTCCATATTCACCAAATGGGTTCTGCTCAGTAAAATCAAGAATATCATCTGCAACTGTTTCAAGTTCTCTATTTTCAGAGAATGAATCAGTCATGTTCAAAGTATCATAAGAAGTTACAGTCCATTTAGCACCAGAGTCTTCGCCTTCAATTCTTTCGTTGACATCAAAAGTTCCATTTAAGTACGCTACATTCAAAATCCTGGTTGAAGGATCCCATGTAGCAACTTTTCCTACAACATTTGCTGGGGATTTATCAATAACAATAGATGGAGCATATCCACTAATTCCAACAACATTTCCTTGTTGATCATATATCTCGTCCCCATAAACGAATGGGAGAGAAGGAGAATTAACTTTGGTTACGATACCACCGCTAATTACAGTTGTGGATGTTCCGATAATTGTTCCTGAAGGTGTATACCAGAATGCATTTGGTGCCTCTGTATATCTCCCCCCACCACTTGTGACAGTAATATTACCGAGAACACCACTAAATGCAACCACAGTTGTTGCAGCAGCATCAAATCTTGTTCCAGTAATTTTCTCGTCTCTGTCAAATTGCCCTACGCCACCAACATTAAGATCAATTGGATGTACTCCAGATTCTGCTTCAGTGTTGTCAACAGTAGGAATGCCAGTATCAAAGATACTGTCGCCATATTCAAAGACTTCACATGTAAGTGTGTAAGTATATAGACTTCCTAATTGGTAGAAAGGTTTTTGGTTCTCTACATATTTAATTTCAAATACAGTTTCATTTAGTGGGAACCAAACAAGATCACCATCGTTAGGTCTTCCGCCAACAATTTTATTCGTAGATACATCCACAAAATCTTTCCATCTTCTTCTTGATACTGTGAGTTGAACCTCATCAGTTACACGAAGACCAAACTTAGATAGCATATCTCCATTGCCACCAAACTGCTCAAAGTTTTCCAGATACATCTCAATGAGATAACTATCCTTAAACTGTGAGTAGTAGATGTCATTCCATAATTTATCTTCATAGATTTGACGAGGAATGTAGTAACATTCCAGACCATAGATTTTGATCTGTTCGTCAACTAAATCTTGGATTAAATTTTGCTCACCCTTTGTTCCCTGAGTAAAATATAAGTTCTTCATCTTATCCGATCATGTCTAGTGGGGGTAACTCTGCTGCTAACTTAAATTCTTGCATAATCATTGCGATCTCACTTTCGGCATCTTCATAGAACTCTCTGCCATTCAGAGTTGTTCCACCAGGCAATTGAACATTCTTAAATTTAATTAGGTTCTGTCCCCACTGACGTTTGATTAAAGCAGTAAGATATCTCTTTAACCAGACATCATTGTATACTTCTGATGCATTAGCAGGATCAATCATCCTGTAGCAATCTAAAATTAAATGCTGTCCAGGTGTAATATTATCCCAGTCAGTATCAATATATAATCTATTTTCTCTTTTATTAAATCTTACTGGTTTAAAGTTACCGATAACAAAATCAAGAGTCTCAAGATATTGCTTTACCATATAGTAGTTTAGGATTTCCATTGAACCGAAGTTATAGAAATCATTCAGGAACAACTGATACTTCATGCTGAAGATGTTTCCTGATACTGCTGATGAACTATTGTCATAAGCATATACCTGAGTCACCCCGAGGACATGCTCAGGAACAGTGACATAGTTATTCTGTTCCTTAAAATCTGTACCAGAAATTGTACTGTTCGCTTTCGCGTCAGTAATCATCTGCTCAGTAACTTCTAATTTTAAAAATGTTTTGATGCTTCCATCAAAATGACGCTCTTGGAAAAATTGAATAGCATCATCCACAAGATCCTCAATCTGATCATCATCTACGTTAATCTCTAGGACGGGAAAACCTAATTTCCTTAAGCAGTAGTCAATTAACTCCTGGCGTGATGAGGGTCGTGCCATGAATAAAAAAATACCCCTAGTTTCCTAGAGGTATTTATAAACTGATTGTTTGACTCAGATCATGCCTGGGATTCAGACCAGGAGATCTTACCAGAGATGGTGTATGGGTTAGATCCACTAACACCCGTGGAGTCAATAATGTTAGCAACCACAGTCAGAACGTCAGGACCGTTAGGGAATACATCGTCGCCACCGAGGATAGAGTTGCCGAGGTCGGAAATCTTACTCAGGTCAAACGCTGTAGTAACTGCCTGCTTCTTACCAGTGGTGGAGTCAACCGAACCACCAGATGCACGGAAGGTGAAGATCTTCTGACCGCCCGAGATAGTATCGCCTGCTTCATGCTTGAGCAGCTGAGACAGTGATGGATTATCAGCGGTAACGAAGTTATCACTTGAGAGTGCTGGGTTAAGAACCAGCGTGATCTCTGTTTCGTGCGTAGTCTGAATGTCAACGGAGTCCAGTTTCAGTTGCATTCTGTTGATGATTTCTCTTTCACCAAGGAGACCAGTCAGTGAGGAGTCAACAGAAGGCGCGAGTCTGATTGATACCAGTGGCAGATCAGTTTCAATCTGGTTGTTCTCGCCCTGAGGAGCACCAGCGTAGTAAATTGTGCTTGAAGATGGTCTGTCAGCATTCAGGTAGTTGATGTATGGTCTGTATGAATATGAATCAGATCCACTTCCATCAACGTACTGGATGTATGCGTAGAACGTAGATCCAGAGATAAACGATCTACGGTCAATTGCTCTACCTTCCTTGAAGTAATCTTGGAGGAATCCAGTAGTTGTCTCGTTATAGATCAGAGTACCAGTTGTCAGAGTTGATGCATTAGCTGATGGGAATGGAATTCTGATGAAGAATCTGTATCTACCCGAACCCGCGTATTCAATAAGAATTGCGGAGTTAGCATTTTGCGTAACAGCGGTAGAGGTTGTGTTCGTGAACTTCTGAACGTTGCCAGAAGCGGTGAAGACGTATGATTCGTCATCCTGGAAGAGACCATCCATAATGACCGAAGTACCCCAGTGGAACAGAGATGGAATAAACGTTGGAGTTCCGATATTCTCAATCTCATAACGCGCAGGCAGGTTACCTGAACGGAAGTAAGATTCAGTCAAGCGGTTGTTGTGCTTGAATGAGTGGATGTACTTAACATGTCCGTTCTGATCCTTGAATCCGAAACGGATCTTACCAGCACCGTACCAGGAGTAGTCAGCGTAGCACATTTGAATCTTCGTGAGATCCAGTGAGAAACCAGTAGCACCTGTTCCATCACACTTATCAATGTTCCATTCAGACTGAGGAACGCGAGTATCAATAACCTTCGTGATGATAACGTTCTCTGTAGTAGAACCTCTATAAGAAGGTTGTACTTTAATCAAAGTGTCTGAAGTTACTTTTACAACCTTGTAGGTCTGTCCTCTAACAACAATCTTATCACCGAATGCTAACTGAGTTGTAAACTTCGTGTCAGTACCAGTAATCGCGTTAGAATTATGTACTGTGTTAACAACACCAGTCATCTGCTGAGTTGCAGATCTTCTTACACAATAAAGTATAGAACCATCATATTCAAAGAAGAATCCATTCTGGAAGTCAAACATACCAGCGCGAACGTTGGAGTTTGCCCACTGAACGATGTGATAACCGAAGAATCCAGTTGCCTGAGTGGCAAGTTTAGCATTTACAGCGTCAACAACGAATTCAAAGTCGTTAACGATTTCAGTAACGGCATAACTTCCATTAAATTCTTCTTCATTTGCTTGTGCGAGAGTAATATCAAGATCAGTATTGAGGTTATGTGCGTACTTAGTTGAAATTCTAATATAGTGTCCAGAAGTACTATCTCCACTGGAAGCAGCAGTAAAGTAAACTGCACTTGTAGCAGGAGTCAGAGGATTAAAGTTGATCGCGAACGAAGTCTGAATACCTTTACCTGACTGATAACGGAAGTACTTACGAGTCTGACGACAGATGAGACCGTCAGGAGACTTAGAAGTACCAATCTCCATACCACCATCAAATGGTCTATGCAGATAGTAACCATCAGGGCGTGTGTAGACCAGGGTTCCGATCAAATACTTACCATTAGGATCAGTTGTTGCGAAGTTGGTATCCATCAGCATCTCAAAGTCATCCTTGATAGCTGTGATTTCCTTCGTGATAAACGTACCAGGAGAAGTGGTGGTGTCAATAAATGTTACCGAATCACCAACCTTGAAGTAACGCTTGAAGTTAGTATCAGTACCAATAACGATTCTAGAACCATCTTCAATCGCAATTGAACCGCTACCAACAATGTCACCAGCGACGTTAGTGTGAATTAAACCATGCTCCTGGGAATAACCAGCAGCGGCGGTAATATCAGCAGCATTTCCAGCAAGTGCATCAGAATAAGAGTGTGCGAGCTTCAGTTGCTCATCATCAAGAACGATTACATAGTAATCTTTATTGTCATCTAAACCAGGCAGAGCTGGATTACCGAAGGAACTGTAGATTACCTTAGAACCAGTCTTGAAGAAGTGATTCTCAATTGTGATGGAATCTGCACCAGCATTAACATCTGAATTAGCATCAAACAGTTTTCTAGAAGGACGGATCTTAAATGGAACGCGAACTTCAAGAGTTTTTTCGTCAACGATATATGTGTTCTTAAATCCACCGTCAGAAACACCGAAGTCAGTTGTTTGATCTTCAAATGCCTGGAGACCAGCACCTTTACCCGTAAGATCTTCTTCAGGAAGACCAGAGTTAAAGCTGACGCCGTTGATTGTTCCACTACCACTAAATGTATTAGACAACGTAATTGTTGTGCTATTATTAATCGTTTGAATTGTGGTGTCAGTTGGCAGACTCAATGTATCACCATTGGCGATGATAGTAACAACCTGACCAGTAGTAAGTTCATTCTGTGGGTTAATAGTCATACCAGTAATCTGGTTGCTATTTGCACTAATATTACCATTGAAGTTCTTACCAACAGCAGTTCTCAACTGGAATCTGTCTGCGTTCAGAACATTAGCATAATACAGAGTGTTATCTGTCAGACCAGCAATTGGTGTAATACCTTCGTTGTTATAGAGAAGAGCATTGTTTGTTGACAAGTTATGTGCGTCAACAAACAATGAGTTCTTTCTAAAGTTAACAACAGTACCAGTAAATCTATACTGACCGTTTGCTTCCATAATTCTAAGAGCATTTCCACTAGTGGATGTCTTAATACGGAATCTATTATTATCAACCTTTTCAACAAAGATCTGTCTTGGTGTAGAAAGTTCATTAATTGGTGAGTTTCTAAAACCAGTACCATCTAAGAACTTAATTGTCTGACCTGAGACTACTTCATACTGAACCTCATCATTGGTGTTAAGACCATGATCTGCAGAATAGAAAGAGTTCTTCTCAACAAGTCTTCTGAGAGGAATCAGATAGTAGTTACCACTCCAGTTATCGCCCCAACCACTGAAGTAGTTGTGTTGACCAGTGAAGTATCCACCAGAGTAATACCACCATGCATAGGAGTAAGATGCTCTGTGGTTAATATAATCATTATTGGTAGTATAAACATAAGGATTGTTATTATTACCAAATACTCTGTCATAGTGAGGAGCAATATCACTGTCTCCAGATCCCCATGGTCCAAGAGCATTATATCTTGCTGAGTTTGTCTTATCATCAGTCATGAAGTCATTTCTTCCGAAAAGACCAGTTCTTCTCATAGGACTCATGAATGGAAGAATGTCTCCATATCCCCACCAGGCACTTCTACCGTAGTTAACTTGCTCTCTATAATCTTCACCGAAGTGTCCTGCACCACCGATATGTGTCCAGTCTCTTGGATATCCAGGACCAGTTCTGTATGGAGTAATGAAGTAAGTGTTATCAACGTTATCAGTAGATCCGTATGGACCGCCAGTTCCAGAAAGACCGAAGGAGTTTGAACCAAACTCTTGTAAGTCATAACCAGAAATGTTACGATAATCAGGTGTGCTGGAATAGATGTTCTGAGCACGCATAGCGTAGTATGCGGTATACAGATAGTGGTCATTTCTGTTACCAGAGTGAGACTCACGAGCAATTCTGTAGCAAAGACCCAGATTATGCTTACCGTGAGTAAATGTAGCACCATGATCGGCAGTGGTTCCATCAAAGACATAAGCAGCACCCATGTTTGTAGGACCGTACTCATATTCGTTATAAGCACCAGAAACAATGTAGTTACCATCTTCGGAGATGTCAACAGAACATCCCATATAAGAACTTTCTCTGGAGTGTGTTCCTAGGATTCTTGCTTCAAGAACATACGAACCTGTGGATCTTTCAAATACATATGTTGCACCAACATTGCTCCAAGTTCCTTCACGGTTGATGCCATTAACATCATACCATCCACAACCAACAGTAATGATAGAACCATCATCACTCAGACCAATTGTTCTTCCATGTTGAGACTCAGAGTAACTGAAGTAAAGACTTGACTTACCTTGATTGTTGTTGGTGGTGGCAGGAAGCTCGGGTCCAATTGCTTCGGAATAATCCCAAGTTGAACTAGCAGCATTCCAGTCATAGATGTAAACAGCACCCCAGTTAGAACCGTAGGTATCATCATTATATGAACCAACAGCAAGAACAGTACCATCAGGAGAGATACAAATGGAGTTGCCGTAGTAAGCACTAGATGATGGGTTTGGAGAATTCAGTCTTTGTCCTTGTGTCCATGTAAATGGAGATCCAGGAGATCTGTAGAAGTAATATGCAGAACCACTGTCTGAAATTGTTTGGTCATCACGCTCAGCACCAACAACAAGCTTGGTTCCAGTCTTATCTAAACAAAGTGAAGAACCGAAGTAGTCGCTATTTGAGATAGTACCATCAGTTGGTTGAATCTGTGCTTCCAAAGAAAGTGAATTGCCAGCGATGTCATAAGTGTAGATATAAACTTCTCCGCGATCGCTGCCTCCTTGGTCTCTATTATATGCACCAACAGCAATGATAGTACCAGCACCGTTGATAGAAACCTGTCTACCGAAATACTGATAGTTATTGCTATCTGGTGGAGTTGCAGTTGCGGGTTGTGACCAGGACTCACCACTTCTTTCCCAGATGTGAATTCTACCAGAATCTGTTCCAGCTGGATCATCATAAGGAATACCAACTACAACAACTGATCCATCGTAGTTAATATCACAGGACCAACCAAAGTGGTCACTGTTTGAGTTACCAGATCCACCACCGATTCTTTGCTTAATGTTCCAAGAACCATTTTCTTTCTTGAAGATATAAGCAGCACCACGGTTAGAACCATAAGAATCATCATGGTCAGAACCGATGATGAGATAATTGCCATCACCACTCATTGCAACGTTACGACCGAAGTAGGCACTACCAGTTTGACCACTGGTATTACCATCATTAGTTTGTGCCTTAAGGCGGTTAACCTGAGACCATCTGTGGAATGGTACGGGGAAGTCACCCTCATTCTTCTTCTCGTATGTAGAGAATCCACACTGAGTCAGTTTGATTGATTTAGCACCAACAATGTCAGCATAATAAACTTGTCCTGATGCCATACCACCGACTGGTTTATCTCCAGGAGCAGTATAATAGAAGAGAGCATAACCATCTTTTAATTTATGATCTTCAGCAAATGTGATGGTTCTAGAAGCAACGTTAATCTGCGATTCGTCAAATTTCAGAACATATGATGGTTCATAATCTCTTACTTCTGTTAACTCTTTATCATCTTGGAAATCAACATTGAGTGTTTCTTCAGTATCAATGTATGGTCTTCCATCAGGAGCATTTGCAGTACCATCAAAAATTTCAACAACTTTTGGTGAAATTGTATTGACAATATAGAAGTCAGTTCCTTGTGAGAATCCATTCTCATCAAGAGTCTTCATGTAAACGTTAGAACTAGAAACTTGATCTAAGAACAAGTTTCCACCCATAGTAAGACCATGCGTAGCACAGTAATAGAAGATGTTGTTTGGAGTCGCTGTCGTTACATAAAGTCTGGTGTAGTGATCTTCTCCAGCAGCAGTATGATAATAAACGTCCTTTGTATATGGAACGACACTATCAGTCATTAAATCAATTCTACCACTCTCCGAACCAAAGTAAACGTAGATGTCAGTACCAATAGGATCAATATAAGAGAAGATAGTACTATAATAATCTGTATTTCCTCCAGTTGATCCATCAACATTTCCTGAAGCATCTCCAACTAATGGAGTTTCTTCGCGCATGAAATTCTTACCATCAAACGAACCCAAGATTTCATGGAGGTAAGGTGTTGTGGTATATGTCTGACCAGGCTTGGCAAGACTTCTTTTTGTAGCTGCCAGGAATCTTACACCATCATGATATAGATCATGAACAGTTACATCATCCAGGTCTGGTATATAAGATGCTACATACCATTCATGACCATTCTGTGACCAATAGAAACCACCGTTACCACCAGCAACATATCTGTTATTCAGAGTTGAATCATATGCAATTGCATGGAAGTTCAGTGATGTTGGGAAATCTGTTCCTGTGCTGGTAACACCAGTCAATGAAGGAAGAACATTGATGATTCCAAGCATGGTGCCATGAACTGAGCACTGATAATAATAAACGCCAGTTGTTGTTGGTGTAAACGAAACTGTAGCTGTTCCTTCTCCAGTTGCACCAGATGCACTAGCACCACCATCAGAAACTCTGATGTACATTGGGTGGGCACTATAAGTCGCAGAGTTATCAAATGTTAGAGTATCACCAAGTCTCGTAGTAATAGCAGGATCATATCCAGAGACTGCACCGTTTGAATCTGTTCCAGCAACGGTATAGTCACCAGCTTGATCAAATGTTGAAGTAAGATTATACGTTGTGCCCGTAGTTGCTGTGGATGTAGCATTCTCTGTTGTAATCTTACCAACACTCCAATCAGCAAGATCAGCAGAATACCAAATTCTTCCTCCGTTACCAACGATTGTAGCAGCACCTTGGATAAGTACAAAATCTCTAAATCCAGTAGTGGTTGATGTGAGAGTCTGGATTGTAAGAGTAATATCTCCTCCAGTACCACCAAAATTAGCATTGCTGATTTCAATAGTGTCACTTGCAGCATAACCAATACCAGCATTGACCATGGTAACAGTAGTAACACCAAGACCATCAATACTGATATTGAATAGGGCACCATTTCCACTACCATTAGTAGTTCCTTCAATACTGTTGTATGTGCCTTCAGATCTAGTGGCATCGGTTGAACTGCCGCCAGTGAAAGTGTCAATTACAGATTCTCTAAGAACTACAGTTGTCCATGCAGTGAAGTCTTGGGTGGAATATAATCCATTATTTCCCAAGAAATACCATGTGTCTACAACAAATTCAACATTGTAGAATCCGTCATCAGGAATGGATGCTGTCTGCTGTTCGTTCCAGGAAGTTCCATTTGTTGATGTAATAATTACACCATTTCCACCAATACTATTTTCACCGACTGCTACATAATAACCTTGACCAAGAGAATCTGTTGCATGAATAAGTTTGCGGAATGTAGTTACTCCACCACCACTAGCAGCAATGGTTGTCAGAGATGACCACTCTTGTCTCTTAGCAAAATATGCCTGAGTACCAGCAAGACCACCGTCTCCACTGAATACGAAATAGGTAAATCCACTATAAACAATTCTGTCCAGTCTATGACCAGCTACAGAAATGTCAGTATATGTCTGAGCGTCCTGGTCAGTGGTGATAACTTTACCATTTACATCAGTAATTTTGAAGGATGAATTATCTGCATCCCAAATTACATCAGTAAGTTCACCAGTCGTGCCAGTTACTCTAGTAGCCCAAGTAAGACCATCAGTAGAAGTAATTGCAGTTTGAGCAACACCAACAGCAAGGAATGTTGAAACACCATTATAGAAAGAAACATCAATAGCATTCAAGGCATTTGATGTTCCAGATGTTCTGGAGGTCCAAGTGATACCATCAGGAGATGTAGTCAATGCACCGCCAGCACCAACGGCAACGTAAAGACCAATATCAGCACTCCACTTAATTCCATTTAAAAGTACTGAAATGTTAGAAGTTCTTGAAATCCAAGTGACACCATCAGGAGAAGTGTAAATTCTGCCCGAAGATCCAGCAGAGTTACTGCCAACAACAACAAACAATTCAGATTCTTTTGCCCAAATTACTTCTTGGTGGATATCAGTTAAAGTGATACCAGTGTCTCTTACAGTCCAATCATCACCAATTCCAGTTGGTGATGTAAGAATGACACCATTTGTACCAACTGCCATGAAGAGGAACTTCTCTGCAGACCAAATAACACTTCTCAGATCATTTGCTGCGTTAGGAGTTCTGGAGCTTTGAGTCCACTCTCTAAGATCATAGGAGTACCAAATTTCTTCGGCATTACCAACACCAACATACAGTTTTAACTCAGAAGAATAAGCTACTGATTTAATTTTTGCTGTGGTATCAATTGGTTTTGACTCCCAGTTGGCAGCAGTCTGACCAAGAGATTTTACCAGAAGATCATCGTTATCATAAACTTCACCGTCCTCTGAAAGTGCAACAACTTTAACACCATCACTAGCAATGCCAACAATCTTTTTATCAAAAAGACCCATTGGTGCTTCGTTAGAAGCAAGAGTTTGCAACTCACCATGATCAGCAAATCTGAATGGATGAGATGTATACTCAGTGGAATTCATATTAAAGTAGTAGATACCATTCTTATTGGTAGTGATATCTGGTTTTACTACGTTATCAATATAATATCCGCCAGATTCTCCATATGGAGTTGAAACTTCGTAAGTTCTCGTATCAGAGAGAAGACCAGATTGTGAATCTAAGTTGATCTGAGAGTTGGAATAGAACTGACCTGGAATAACAGATGTGTAAGCACCAGCTAAGTTATCGGATGTTCCCTGAACTTCTCTACAACGATAAGTAAAAGTCGTTTCTGTAGGAACTGACTGAATCAGATAGTTACCCTCAGCTCCAGGATTGGAAAGACCTTTAACGTCAATAGGAGTACCAGCAATCAAATCATGCTCATAAAGAGTCGTCACAAGAACAATATCAGAGTTCTGAGTTGACTGAACCGAAACGATGTTAGGAATCGTGGTATCAGAAGAACTAGAATATGATGAAGGAATATTGTTAACAAGCTGAAGTGTTTCCCACTTAGATGCCTGAGGACCATACTCAAAGTCAGTATCAATCAGGTTTTCTGGATTTGATACTCTGAACTTTGATACAGGGTCAACATAAGTTTCAGATGGTTCAAAGTGAACTGCTTCTGATTCTTCAAAAATCTGAAGAGCATCGGTGCTGTCCATTGCTGAACAGTCATAAGCAAGAATCAGAGTTGTCTCTTCTTTCTCAGTATCAAATGAGAACGTTGCTGTCTGATTAGGATCAGCAAAGTTGTAGATAATAATATTGTCCGTGGTATTGGTAACTACCAGCAGTCTTCTCTGGTTAATATTACCAGGGATTACAATTTTATTTAACGCGGGTGTAAATTCGTAATCAAAAAGTAATCTTTTTGCCATTTTTTTGGAGTCTCCTGTTTACTGATATCTAATAATTTGCAATTACCAACCCATAGCTGCCATGAAGGCAATACTTTTGGTGATTTCCTGGTTGACGAAATCTTTTCGTGCCAAAGGATGTCCACCTTGAGTAGAACCATCATGAACAACTGCGAGACTTTCTGTTGTATCAACAGTAATTTCACCTTCTGCACCAGTAAAGCTGGCATGTTGGGCAGTTGTTCCTCTTCGGAATTGTACCTGGGTTGTCATGGAACAGATTCTAATTAGTTTCTTGATTTATTTATAAGATCAAGATTATATAATCGTTCCGAATATTCTTGGAGGTGTAAAGAGGATGGATCTGTTCTCGGATTCTCCATCAATTCTAATTTCAGCAGTGTTGGTTCTAGCAATTCTCGTGAATGCATCGTCCTCGCCACCTTGATAAGTAAACAGAATTGTGGTAGCATCTGTCTGATACTTAAGTTTGAATTCTGTCTGACCAGAGAGTGTAATAACACCAGATCCTTCATAATCAAATGTGCGTGTAATATATCCTTCGCCAGAAATAGTTTCAACACCAGATCCGTGCTTAGCAAGAGTGCGAATTTCTGGTGAGGTTGTTCCAGAAAGAGTTGCTGATCCAGATCCAATGTGTGGAGCAGGAGTAAACGACTCATCTGCACTACCAACCAGTCTGTAGAATCCAGGATCAATTGGGACGAAGGTAGTCTTCGCTTCATCAGCACTTCCAACAGAGAAGAGTGAACCAGATCCGATAACAGTTCTTGTGAACGTATCATCAGTAGAACCGTTGATGTTGAACAGACCAGTGGATTCTGCTCCGACCACTGCGACTTCTGCAGCACCACCAGCAGCAAACAGTGAACCAGATCCAACTTCTGTAGAAGTTTTCTTTTCGGTAAGCTCGCCTGAGAAAGAGTACTGAGCAGATTTTGTAGTGGAACTTCTAGTGAATCTTTCAACTGCAGTTCCTGATGCAGTAAACAGAACAGTATTGTCTTCTGCAATAATCGTTCTGGATTCTGCAGCACCACCAGCAGCAAACAAGGAACCAGAAGAAGGATATGCCCCTCTGGTAAATTTGAACTCAGATGCTCCAGAGATTGAGAACAGACCAGTTGATTCTTCTGCAACAGTAGATCTTTCAATAGATCCACCGAATGTGAAGAGTGAACCAGAACCTTGAAGTCTGGTTGTCTTAGATTCGTTGAGTATATTGCCGAAGAATGTGTAAAGTGCTGTGTTCTCTGGAGTCTGTGCCGAGAATGCTTCGGCAGCTCCAGCAGCAGCAAACAGAGAACCGCTTCCTTTGTATGGAGCTTGACTGAAGGATTCTTCTGCAGATCCAGTAAGTGCGAAGAGAACTGTCTTCGCAACTTGACTGATAATGCGAGACTCTGCTCCAGATCCAGCAGTGAACAATGAACCAGATCCAACTTCTCTGGATGTTTTCTTCTCTGAAAGTCTGTTTCCGAAGAATGTATAAAGTGCTGTGTTCTCTGGAGTTTGAGCGACAAATGCTTCTGCGGCACCGCCAGCAGCAAACAGAGAACCGCCAGCAGGATATGGTCCACGAATGAATACATATTCTGTATTCAGATTGATCGTAAAGAGAACTGTGTTGTCCTCTGCGATGATCGTTCTGGATTCTGCAGCGCCACCAGCAGCAAACAGAGAACCAGTTCCTGCATATGCATCTGTCTGCTTCTCTGTAGAGAATCCAGATGTGAATACAGATCCAATTCCGTCGTAATTTCCTTTGCTGAACGACTCTGTTGCAGTGCCGTTGAAAGAATAAAGTGCTGTGTTTTCTGGAGTCTGAGCAACAAATGCTTCAGCGCCACCAGAGAATGTGGAGATTCTTCCAGTTCCGATAAGGATTCTACTGAATGCATCATCAGCAGAATTGATAACGGAAAGTGTACCAGAACCATTGAAGTTAGGTACATATCTTGTATCAGTTTGATCACCAGCAATACTGAAGAGACCTGTTACCGACTTAGCGAAGGTTCTAGATTCTGCAGCTCCTCCAGCAGTGAACAGTGAACCAGAACCAATTTTAGTCTTAGTAACAGAGTCATCACCAGAACCAAATGCTCTGTAGAGAGAAGTTTCTGCATTGATGGCAATTGCTCTGGATTCTGCAGCACCACTAAGAGTATTGAAAGAACCAGTTCCAGCAAAGAACTTAGTAAGTTCAATTACATGATCACCAGAAACCGTTACATTTCCAGAACCAATGTATGGTTGTGTAACTGCCTCATCAAGTTCACCAGCGATATTGAGTTGACCACCAATAAATCCATATTCGGAATTGACATAACGAGGAGATGGTCTATAATTTCTATAGTTGAACGTTGTATCATCAGTGTAGATCTTGAGCGTTCCATCACGAGAAGTATAATCATCTGCCTGAGCAACACCAGCAGCACCAGATACACCGAACAATGATGTAGATACTGGAACTGTATAGAAGTCTGTCTGAGCTTCAACAAGTGTTCCGATAGCAAACAGTGAACCAGAACCAACTTCAGCAGTAGTTGCTTTTTCTGAACCTCTGGTTCCAGAGTATGTAAAGAGGACGGTATCTTCTGGAGTCTGTGCGACGAATGCTTCATGAGCACTACCACCGACAGAAATAGATCCTTGTCTAGAAACAAATTCTCTGAGACGAATATATCCCTCTTCGCCAGACAGTCTAAGAACACCGCTACCTCTCCAATGAGGACGGAATGTAAAGTCATCTGGCGCAGATTGACCTTTATAGTTAAAGAGACTTCCGCTACCAACTTCAGATACAGATGCTTTGAGGTTGCTGTATCCACCGTTAAAGCTGTAAAGTGCAGTATTTTCTGGAGTCTGCCAGGAGACTGCCTCAGCAGCACCACCAAATCCGAAGAGATTACCACCAACAATTACCTTCAGTTCAGCTACATCTGCCGCTCCACCAGAAATACTGATACTACCGAATGGATAAGTGTCACTGGTATTGATTACTGTGCCATAATCAAATCCTGCATAAGAATCTTCTGCAACCGATCCGTTGTCTTCTTGTAATCCACTGTTCGTGACTGAACCACGATCAAGATCATTGAAGTAATCAATAGAAGAGGTATTGTAACTAAACGTTGCCCTTTCAATTTTCTCACCGATGTGGAAGAGAGATCCAGTAGCAGTGAATACCTTAACGACAGAATCTCTTTCTCCGCCAGTAAGATTGATAGAACCTCTACCAATCCAATTAGGTTTGAAGATAGTCCTGGCATCACCACTGACATTGTAAAGACCAGTTCCAATCTGCATGAGATTGCGAAGGAACTCAACATCAGCAGAACCACTGATGACAAACAGTGAATTGATATCAAGAGGATAATCATCTTGAGTGCTGACCACATAACCATAATCAAGACCACCATAAGATCCATCAATCAGGTTGCCATAATCAACTGTCGTTCCAGTTGTTGTGACTGTACCAAGATCAACATTATTAAAGAACTCAATGGAAGACTCATTATAAGAGTATGCTGCCTTCTCTTCGCTATCAATGACACTGAAGAGAGATCCTGTTCCAGTAAAGGATTTGATAATAGAATCTCTTTCTCCGCCACTGAGGAAGAGACCACCACGTCCTCTCCAATGAGGCAAGAAGGAAGTCTCCGCAACACCAACAAAGTTGTAACCACCACTACCAGTTTGAGAGAGTTCTGGATTATATTCAACATTAGCAACACCACTGATAGCAAACAGTGAATTGATATCAAGAGGATATGCATCCAGAACATTAACTACATAACCATAATCAAAGGCAGCATAGGATCCTTCAGTGATTGTTCCGTAATCTGTCGTAGATCCAGTGGATGTGATCTGACCGAAGTCAGTATCAGAGAACAGTTCAATAGAAGACTCATTATAAGAGTATGCTGCCTTCTCTTCGCTATCAATGACACTGAAGAGAGATCCTGTTCCAGTGAATACCTTGACAACAGAATCTGCCTCTCCACCAGAAACAATGATTCCACCACGTCCTCTCCAGTGTGGTAAGAAGGCAGTCTCAGCAACACCAGTAACATTATAAAGACCATCACCAATCTGCTTCAGTTCTGGATTATATTCAACATTAGCAACACCACTGATGGTGAACAGTGAATTGATATCAAGAGGATATTGATCAATCGTGTTGAATACATAACCATAGTCAAATCCAGCATACGATCCTTCAGTTACTGAACCATAGTCAGTCGTAGATCCAGTTGCTGTGATCTGACCGAAGTCAGTATCAGAGAACAGTTCAATAGAAGACTCGTTATAGGAGTATGCTGCAGAGTTGGAAGATTCATTGAAGGATACAATGGATCCACCTTCAACAACTGCTGGACGACTGAATACATCTCTTTCACCGCCAGAAAGAACAATTCCGCCACGTCCTCTCCAGTGTGGTTTGAATTCGTTCTCAGATACACCAGAGATGGTGAAGAGACCTGTACCAATCTGAGTAAATGTTGGTTTGAACGAAGTTGTAGCAGAACCACTGAATGTATAGAGACCATATGGTTCAACAATATCAGTATTAATTACATAACCATAATCAAATCCAGCATATGCTCCTTCTGTGACTGTTCCATAATCTGTAGAGGATCCTGAGACAGTAATCTGTCCGAAATCATTGGAACTAAATTCCTCAACAGAAGATTCATTATAAGAGTATGCTGCAGAGTTCGCAGACTTATTAAAGGATACGAGAGATCCGCCCTCAACAACTGCTGGGCGACTGAATACATCTCCTTCTCCACCACTAATAGAGAATCCACCACGTCCTCTCCAATGAGGATTGAATTTGGTGAATGTGTAGTGGTCATAAATGCTGATACTTCCAGAACCATGATGAGTGAATGTTGGTTTATAAGCATATTTTGCATATCCTTGCAGAGAGAATAAACCAAATGGTTCAACAGTATCAATGTTGAATACATAACCATAATCAAAGGATGCATAAGATCCTTCAGTTACTGTGCCATAGTCAGATGCAGAACCAGTTGCTGTGATCTGACCAAAGTCATTGGAATCAAATTCTTCAACAGAAGTTTCTGTATATCTGTAGGAAACAGAGTTATCAGACTCATTGAAGGATACGATAGATCCACCTTCAATAACTGCTGGTCTGACGAACGAATCTTGTGCTGAACCTGCAACAAAGATTCCACCACGACCCCTCCAGTTGGGTTTAAATTCTGATTTTGCTTCTCCAATAAAGTTGAATAAACCAGTACCTTCTTCGGTGTATACTGGTAAATAATTTGTTACTGCATCTCCATATACATTGAGTGCAGGCAGGAATGGATAATCGTCCTGAGTTACGTTGACTAATCCATAGTCAGCACCGCCGTAACTTCCTTCTTGGAGATTACCATTATCTAAATTAGTGGAAGAGGACTGGGTAACAGAACCATAATCTGTGTCGTCCTCAAAGTATTCAACAGATGAAGTGTTGTATGATGGAGAGAAACGAACATCTTCATCTATTTCTCTAACAGTTGGAACACTGATGTATGATACTTCATATTCTTCAGGATCCGCACTTATTTGAGTTACTACTCTTTCTTGCTTGGTAGTATTCTCAATTTGATATCTATCTCTAATAGAAATATCACCACTACCAACAAAAGAGTTGGTAGTTCTGTATGTGCGAAGGACACCAGAAGCAACCGTCCATGGTGCGACAATAAGTTCTTGACCACCAGCCATTTCAAAGGCTGTTCCAGATCCAACCCAAACTGATGTACTGCTTTTAGTAGAGATGCCCTGGGATTTTATTTCTACAGTTCTAGTTGGTGGAGTGGATGATACTGCTGCTTGTGCTCCACCAGAAATCTTTGCCTTACCGAATGGATATGCTACGTCAGTAAAGACAATTTCTTGATATTCTTCTGTTGCTGTTGCTGTTGTAGTAATTAAACCATAATCTTCTGTTGACGATCCTCCACTTACTGTTTCAGTAAAAGTAATTGACGAGATGCCGTAGTGATCATATGGATTTCCACTAGCACTTTCTTGATAAAGTCTAAATGCTTGATTGTTGTTCTGTGCTGCCTGAGGAAGTGCAATGACAGCAGTGTTTATCGTATTAAAAGTAGTATCATTCTCTGCAATGATAGTGTTTATAGTGACCCAATTACCACCACCATCAAGATACTGTAAAATTAAGTTTTCTCCAGAGTCTGGTTCTTCGCCGCCATTACTACCATTACCCTTAATACCAGTAATTTCTATCTGGTTGTAGATAACTGCATCATATGTAAATGTGAACCATCTGGATCCAATATTTGTTGAAAATCTAAGATGTTCTCCGATGGCAAAACCACCACTTGACAGAGTACCACTTCCATTTTGAGACAACACAACATCACCATCAGTAGTATACTGAAGGTTGGTTAAGTCTGATGCACTCAGAGTTACTGGAGCTGCATTATCTAATCCACCATTATCAACAATGGTGTAGTCTCTGACTGCTGTAGTATCAAACGTGAATGTTGCCATTTATGCCTAGTACCAACAAAAAGGGGGGACCATAAGAATCCCCCCACTGAAATTATAACGAAAATGAATTCAAAAACGTATCAGTCAAGGCTGACGTTCAGAGTGATCTTGATTTGGTCACCATCGTTTTGAATTGGGTATGGACCATTGGTGAAACGCTCAGCATACATGATGCTATTATAGAGTGTAAGATCACCAGCAGCTCCAGAACCACCGCCATCAAGGGCAGGAGTTGTGTTGAATGTGGTTGTTGTAGGTGTTGAGAAGACTGTGTATACACCAGCAGTTGTAGTGGTGTTACCAGTACCGCGAGCAACATAGATAACGTCGCCAACTACCAGTTCGTGAGCAACAGAAGTTGTAACTGTGCTGTAGTCAAGAGTGATAGAGGAGTCAGTAGCAACCTGAATGTTATCAGTCAGGGTAGCGTCAAGATAAAGTACTCTCTGAAGAGTGTCAATACCGATGATCTTGGTTCCGTTTGGAACAGCGTTGTTGCCACCAACAACCATACCGACAGTAATGTCGTCCATGATGTTAGCAACGTTAGGCAGAGTGATTGTGCTCTGACCAACAATACCAGTACAGAAGTCTGTGTTATCACCTTTGACCAACTGAGTGCCAGCAGCGATATCACAAGCATCTTCTACACCAAGAACAGCGAGAGGCAGGTTGTTTGCTCTTACCAGATAGTAACCATAAACATCATCTGCAGCGGCAGAGAATGTGAATGTTTGCTCAGGATATGTAGCAGTTGTAACGCCACCAGTGAAGTTGATTGTTCCAGAAACAGCACCTGAGTTAGCAACAGTCAGAACAACAGTGGTTCCGCTAACTCTAGATACTTTAGCACCAGCACCAATACCAGTACCAGAAACAAGGTTACCAACACTAATGGTTCCACTTGTTGAAGACACGGTAATTGTGTACTCACCAGAGGTGCCTGCACCAGTAGCGGTAGCAACAGGATCACCAGCGGTAGAGATTGCCCAGCGGTTACCGTTCAGGAGAATACCATACTGGTTGGTATAGTCTTGGTCTGAACGATTGTTAACAACAGCGTGGTAACCAGTGTCGGGAGCAGTACCATAACCGAGGGTGTTACCAGCGGCATATGGTTCAAAATATGCAGTCTGCGAAGGAACGTCGCCTTCAGCAGGAGTGGTGTCTGATGTGAAGAGTTTCAGGATCAGATTTCTAGGAATCTGATGGGTAGAATTAAGAAGATAACGAAGAGATTCTAATTCACCAATATTTGGTACTAACAGTGCCATTTAAATGTTCCTCCAGGGGGATTGATTTTTGATTAATCTGTTTATATTTATAATTTTACTTTTAGTGCGATAGAGAACCTTGTAATTGCTGTACTAGTATTTATAACTTCGTATTCCAGAATATCACCAGCATTTAAGGTTTTGGTCCAACCATTCAAATTGACATCACTACTTTTGTTAGTCCCAGATAATGTTGGAAAATTACCTCCACATATTGATAAAGTATTAGGGAAATCAGAAAACGTAGATTTTTTAATGTCAACTTCCAAATTACCAACTTCACTGGAGATTATGATATAAGATTCAATTTCCCCAGTGACATCTATTGTCAAATAACCCTTCTTACCAGTAGTCATTGCCACTGAACCATTATCAACAACATAATTAATAGTCCTGGTGAGATCAGCAGTGTTAGCAAGAGCAATACCAAAAAATGGTACGTTACACGGTGGTGTAGCAAAAGTAATTTGATCACCAGATATTGTATATCCCACTCCAGGTTGGAGAATAGTATTATTCACAGAAATAATCAATTGCTGATCATTTAATGCACTATATGCTTCACCAGCAACAGCAAGATTAAAAACTGTTCTAGCACAATCAAATTGAGATGTTAAGTCATCCAGAATTAAATTCTGGTATTGAATACCCTTTGATGGTGCCTCATAATTTAGACCAACACTATAATCTTCAGCAACGTCCTGAGTAACTATAAAATTTGTAGTATTAATTTCGTAGTCTGCCATTAGACTGTCACTCCTGGAGTTACTGTTGCGATCCCTTCAATAAATCTAGTCTTGACTCCACTAGGTGATGTTAAAACAATGTCATAAACATACCTCCTAGCTTTCAAACTAGTTGTAACCGTATCATCCAACTTAAGTAAAATTATACCTTTACTTCTGTCTACAAAAGTAACACTAAATGGTGTTGGTGAACTCGTCGTGTAGTAACTAGTTTTCAATTTCGCAGCCGCAGTAAACCCCAACAGATTTACTGGAGCACCATTGTTGTTTTTAATGGCAAAACTAGCTGAAAAATCAGTACCCTGTTCTATCACTAGGTTAATCGTAATTGCAGACATGTACTAAAAAAGACCTTCCTTATTATTTATAAAGAAGGTCCTCATATATTTATTATTCTACTGCTACTTCCTCCACAGGTTCTTCTGCTTCTTGTTCTAGGAGATCTAGTGCTTCTAGTGCTCCTTTAAGTTTCAGTGCTTTCTCTCTTGCATTAGTCATTTGTGCTTCAAGAGTTTTGATCTCTTCTACAACAGCGGAGAATTGTGCTGCGAGATTTTCTTTCAGATTTTCAGGATTCATAGTAACCTCAAATGTTGTTTAAATAATTTGCCATTTTTTTAGCGATATTTTCCCATTGATACTTGGGACTTGCCACCATTGCAGCACATGCCTTTGCTTGTTTGGCATAATACTTTTTATCATAATATAATTTATTTAGTTTGTCAACAGCATCGTCAACATCAATATAAGTTCGGTCAATACCATAATGAATATCTTTACCAACAAATTTAATATCAACTAATTCACCACAGTCAACAAAGATTTCTGCACTGGCAGCATAGTTTGGAAGAACTTGTGGTGTCCCTCCTGCTGCCTGTTCAAATGGGACAAGACCCCATCCCTCTCCTTCAGAAGTGTTGATACCAACGTCAACAGAATTATAAATGATATTCAATACTTCTGGAGTGATGGCATTCTTTTCTGGAGTCATTTCAAGACCAGAAAGATACAATTTACCTTCTGGATCAACGCCATTCTTTTCCATCTCGTAGTTGAATAGTGGAATGATGTCCCATCCAACATCTTTGATTCCCATGTGGAGATAAAGTTTGGCATTTGGTTTATCTTTAGCAAACCTAGCAAATGCCATGATCGTCAAATCAATTCTCTTGCGAGGTTGATTACGATTACCATTGAATACGATGAAATCATCCTTACTCATCTTACCAATACTTTCACGACACTTTTGTTTATTTAATTTTTTGAAAATTTTGTCATCAATTCCGTGTTCTAGTGTCTCAATTCTTCCTGTATATCCAGCTTCTCTCATTACACCAACACCAAACTGAGTATATGTAATGCAAAGATCCAAATCATTCATAAACTCTACAACTGGAGGGAACCATCCACCCCCATCAATTGGGAAGTATGCTACGAACTTATAATCATCTTCTTTTTTGAATCCTTTAAGCAGTTCCCAATATTGTCTAATGATCCAAATGTCATTAAATGCCACAACAATATCTGGTCTCAATGCCCGATATAAATCTTCCACATACTTATATCCATATACATCACTCTTGTCTTTTGATAGGGCAGGATAGACAGTAAATGGAAAATCGTGTTTCTGTCCAAAATAGTTAATGCCTAGAACGTGAACCTCAAACTCCTCATGGATTCCCATCAGAATAGATTCTGACACTCTACCAAAACCACTTGGAATTACACAGTCACCAATCCACAATAATTTTTTCTTTGCCATCAAATCACAATTTTTGTCATTCTATAGTAATTTATAATGCTTGTCAAGCAACATAATAATTTCCGCCAAGATATATCTGAGCACCACTAAGTCCAGTACCAGAATTACCAGTCCAAGCAGTACCACTTCCAGTTTCCCAAAATGCAATTGACCCGTTTTGATAAATGTATACATTGGGCATGGTATTTCCAGTGGTGACTAAACCTGTGTTGTATGAGAAAGATGCAGATCCGCCGTCAGTACCAGCAGGATTGTACGGAAGTCCCTGTATTGATATCGCATCTGTATTATTTGTTCCTGTCGCACTAATCGTTAACCAAAAATGTACTAGATTTCCGATTCTGATATAATGACCACCAGCAAAAGCATAGGATGGATTAGTAATTCCATCTCCGTAATATGGTGAAAAAGTTCCTTGTTCGTAATGGTCAAAACTTGAGGATGTTTTATTTACATTGTTTCCGACTGATGAAACTTCTTGTCCAGTAAACGACATAGCACCAGACTGGTCAAAAGTAATACCTGCTGTTCCACTCTGATTGAAGTGGAATTGTATTTTAGCATCAACATTGGTAGAAGAGTTTGAATACAATCTCAAACTCTTTGTACCATCATCATATCCAAGTTGTCCGCCATTGACAATTGTTGGCAGAGCATATTGAGTTATTCCGTTGGATGTAAGTTCTCCAGCAAGGGTAAGATTTCCGTTACCAAAAGCTTGTAGAGCTACGTTTGTACCAGAACCAGATGTGTTGATAATTTGAAGACAATCTGTAGCATATCTGGTGGTGTAGAGATTCAGTGAACCAATGTCAGCCCCAAGTTGTATACCATTGTTATTGGTGCTATTAGACGCAGCACCTAAATTAACTCGTCCAGCAGATGTAATAGTTAATCTTTCTGCAAAAGTGGATGTAGGATTTTCAAAAAGTAATTGGAAATTTCCGTCACCACGATTGGATGCAACCCAACCATAGTCATTTGTTCTATCAATTAAAGAAATATCAGCGATGGAAGTTGATGATACATCCAATCCAACAAATGCACCACTACTACGAATTGTGGTAAAACCATTAATCTGGGCACCGATATTAAGATCCCAGATGTTATTGGTTGAGTTATATGTAATAGTCTTAGGAGTGGTCGCCTGAAGTAGAATACCACCATTGTCTGCCAAAGCATCTGTTGGAGATACAACATCACCAATGACAATCTGCTTATCATCAACAGAAAGAATTGATGTATTGATAATGGTCTCAGTACCATCTACATAAAGGTTACCAGTAACATAGAAATCTTTATGTGCAATAATTCTTTCTGCAGAATCAGTTGTAGCAAATGTCAGATAAGAGTTAGTTCCTTCTTTGATGTCAAGAGCAGTTGCTGAGTTATCAACAATTGTAAGATCAACTGCTGAAGTAGCAATGTCAAAATTGCCCTTGACTTGAAGACTATTGTTAATTACTGTTGTTCCAGTTCCAGCAGCAGAACCAATTCTAACATCACTATTATTAATCAGAAAATCAAAAGTATTCTGTGATGAAAGAATCTCACCACCATTTACGTTGAGGTCACCGACTAAAATTGTGTCATCGCTGTTAATAGTGAAGTTACTGTTTGATCCAGGAGCACCACCAAGTGCAACTCCCATAAAAATTTCTTCTGCAGCACCAAAAGCATTTACAGTTGTTGCTACGGTGTTGAAAAGATTTTGTGTTGCCTCTGTGCCAACAATTTCTGGGTTCCTAAGAGTTAAGGTTCCTGTAGTTGCACCGATTCTAATAGCAGTTCCATCAGCAAATGCATTTACATCAGTTGCTGTTCCATCAAATAAATTGACAGTTGTCTGAGTTAGAGGAACATAAATGTTTCCAGAATCAATGGTGAGACTACCAACAATGGTGGCATTCTCATCTACTGTGAGAGTATCAATAGCAGCAGTTCCATCAATCCAAAGATTGTTCCACTGTTTAGTTGCAGTACCTAAATTATAGTTTGCAGTGGAGTCTGGTACAATACTTGACTGAACATCTGCATTGAAAATAATATTGTCTGTATCAAGATCACCAAACGTCAGAGTACCACCTGATCCAGATCCAGCTCTAAATGTAATATCTCCATCTACTTCTAAATCACCAGCAATGGCAAGACTGGTGCTTAAACCAAGTTTCGTAGCATCTACCTGATAAAATCCCTGACCAGCATCCCAGAACAAACTCGGTGATAATAGCGTACCAGGATCCATGTTGATCGTCTGGTTATTCAGATCAACATCACCATTGATGATTTCATTAATGCCACTAACAACCTCTAGCGTCGGTGTCGTCAATGTAGCAACATCACCAATGTCAACGCCGATGATATTAATCATCTGGCGCTGTTGCTCAAATGTAAAGCTAGTAAGGACTTCTCTAATTGCCATTGGTTAATTTCTTTAATAGTTGCTTGATTTCATCAAGTTCATGCTTCAAATTATTTATCTCATTAGTCATAGTATTTCGCTGTTTCTTTGCTCTCATATACTTTTCATACTCATCGCGATTTGAATTGACTACAGCGCCGTTATTCAAATCGCGATATAAATCACGGTTTCCTTCTACTTTAACTTTATCCATTATGAATGAGCAATAACACTTAAATCTTCTACTCTTGGTGCAAGTGCAGGATCTCCAGCAAAAACAATCTTAATTGCAAAGGAAATAAAAGGTTTCAAATCATCTGCAGTGTACTTATACTCTACATATGAATCAAGATCTTCCACAGATGGAGATAAAGATTTTAAATTACTTGGAATAACATCAGCATTATTGTCGGAAAGACCATTGCCATTAAATGCTTCCCAGGAAATCTTATTAAAGTTCTCAGTGCTACCATCTGGTTTGATCTTATAATAAAGTTTAACATCACTATTACTATAAAGATTTGCTGTAATCTTACAATCAAGAGAAGTTGCAGCAGTCTCAAGAGTAACTTCCTTCGTCAAGTATTTAGATGCCGAGACACCACCAAATCCAGCATTTTCGCTAACATATAGGAAACCACTTCCATTATCAACAGCACTTACTGCCCTAAAAGTCTTAGGTGTTGTGCCAGTATTATCATCATTAATGATGTCACCTGCAGCAAAACGATCTGAACTTGTAAGTTTTACTCTTAGTGATCCAGTACCAGAGTCCCATCCAATAACAATTCCAGATTTTCTCCGAATTGAACTAATATTAGCAGTTACAGATCCTTGAGTTATCTGACCACCAGTAGTAGAGTATAAACCATTTGCATCAATGACTTTTAGTTTTTGATTTGTTGTATCAACTTGTACAATTTGTCCAGAGATTCCGCCCTGTACTAGTCTTGAAGCACTATCAACGGTATTAGTAAATACTCCTCCAGTAGCATTTGAATAGGTAAGTTCTACAGTTTCAATTGTATCTGGAGAGACAGTTGAAACTTCATAGTCAGATCCAGTAGGAACAGTTAAAGTTTGTGCAATTGATCCAAATCTATCATCAGTAGGATCTGGATTATCAGATCTATTTGATACAGTAATTAAATTACAACGATTTAAATCAACAATTGGAGACACACTATCTTTGTTTGTTTGTAGAGAAATTGTGTATTTAATTGATGGTTCGCCATTTAATAGTGTAATGCCGCCTCTATAAACTTCATTAACTCTAGATGCTACAACCCTAGTAGTTTCAAAGTAATAATTATCATCATTTTCAATGACCTCAGAATCTGCAAGAGTATACTCATTTGTAGTAGACACATCTACAGATTTTCCGTAAGCAGTTCTAATATTTTGAGAAACTGTTGTAGATGGGAAGTTGAGGATTCCGATTTGAGGTGAAATAAGATTATAAAGTCTGTTTGTAGTGGCTCTGACTGAAGTTCCTCCTCCAGATCCACTTCCAGTCATACTTGGATTAGCAGTGTTCCATAAATCTGTATCCAACAGGATACAATAATCATCAATACCAACATTCTGCACACTGTGTAAACCATTGAATAATGATACTGGAATTCCAAAAATTGTATTATTCGCACCAAAACCTTGTACTCCAGCAATGACTACAAAATCACCTTCTTTCATACCATGATTAGGATGATTAATTCTCGCTACTTTTTGATTTGCACCAAACAAAGAACCAGCTCCTTGGGTACTGTCAACAGAAATAGGATTGTTTGGAAGAGAAACAAAATCCAAATCTTCGTTTTTCAATATAATATTTGCTGTAGTTGATGTATTAAATACACAACGATTAACAGAGAATTTCAAACTTTGTGATGCATCTTGAACCCAAGCGGTTGCATTTTGGGATTTGAATAAAGATCCAACGTTAATGTTTGAATTTGCTAACGCAGAACTATTAAGAACTTGATCACCAACGACAGAAGAATATAATTTATAACTTGATGAAGGTGTTGAAACTACAATTGCATATGTAGTGTCAGATTGCAGATAAACTGGAGATGCTAGATTAAATCTAGTTCTGCTTGATCCATCAGTTGATGTAGTAATTCCCATTCTTACCGCAGGATCAGTTACTCTGAATACTGCTGTAGCAGTAGCAAGACCGTCTCCACCATTAATAGTCACGCCAGGAGCTGTTTTATATCCAGATCCTTGGTTAGTAACCTCAATAGCATAGATTCTACCATCATAAATTTTTGGTGATGCTGTAGCAGAACTTCCGAAAGTTCCTCCAATATCACCAGTAATATTAATACTGGTTGTATTTTCATCATATCCTGATCCAAAATTAGTTACTTTAATTTCCTCAACAACTCCAGCATCTTGATCCACTTCAATAGTGAACACAGTAATAGATGGAGATCTATTGACAATCAGAGATTCACCAGGAATGAAAGATGTTCCATTGTGCGTGGTGCAAGTTAATATGTATCTCGTACTTGCTGAAGTCAGTGTGATGTCGGATTTAAGTGTTGCTACAGCACCAGAAGTAGATCCAGTAATAGTCTCTCCTGCTTTTAGGGTTATCCCAGTGCTATAGTCATTAGAAATTAAAATTCTAACTTTTGTATCGGATTCAACAGTAGATTGACTAAATGGAATTACTGTACGGGAAGGTGCCCCATCTTTCATTTCAGTTAAATAAACTGTAGTTGGTCTGGTATCATCTACATTTGAAGTAGTTTTTTTGTTTGAGAAGTATAGATCAACACTTGATACAAATACACCCTCATCAAAACCAGATACTTTAAATGTCTGAGAAATTGGTGCTAAAAGACCAGATTCATTGATATTAGTAATTGACGATCCAGTTGGTTTTACAGTATCGGAATTTGAAGGGGAGTTTCTGTTAATGTATGATGGTCTTGTTGAAGAAATTGAATTCGTTCTTGTCTCTAAGGCACCCGCAGCAAAGAAAGGAGATTCAACAAAAGTAAACACACTACTGTTATCAGTAGAGTTTGTGGAACTTGAAGTTAATCTAAATGATTTAACTCCAGCAAAGAAATTTCTACTAGTTGCTGATGTATCATAGAATGTATCTGGATTTGATTTCAAATCAGAATCTTTCTTTCCTTGTGTTGGAGGATATCCATCAGGAATCAAGAAAGAACCACTAATACTTCCATTACTGTCGGTAATAATTGAATTTCCATATCCACTAGGAGCATATCCACCAGTTCCAGTAAATGGAGTCGCTACATTTGTCACATCATCTGGATTAACCCATGCTGAAACATCAACACCATCAAAGAAAGCATAGAGTTGTGTATCTGGTTCCAGTCCTTTTGCAACAAAGTAAATAATTTTTGATCTCATCACAGGAAGGATATCATTAGAAACTACCTTGCTGCTACCATTGATACTTCTGATATTAGACCCATATGGAGTCATTCTATTTTGAGTACCATTTCTAGTTCTTGATCTAGTTTTTCCTTTGATTACAGGATTAGTAGAATTTGCAAACTGATCAGATGAACCTATGAAATTGGTTGAGTTTGAAATTCCATAAGCGGAAGTTCCAGTCCACTCTACAGACCATTCATCCCAAATACTACCCCATTGGTTGTTATTATTGTTTTTGTAAGTATCAAAAACTCCATTATTGTTAGATAAAATTGATGGGGTAGTAACAGTATTTTTCCATTCATCTACGTTAGGACTTAAAGTTAATGATCCACTATACTTAGTTGCCTTTGCAGTATTAATTGTAATCTCTGTAGTCGCTGTGTTTGTATTAACGAGAGATTCCTCAGTGTACTGAAGTAAAGCAACTTCTCCAGATCTAACATAATTAGAAGCAGATCTTTGAGAATCATTAGTGGATTCTTCAATAAGTTTTGTCTGTGAAGCAAAATAAGATGGTCTTAAAACACCAGTCTGAGTATCAACGGAACACTTATAGTCTTGGGACAAAGTATTTCCAATATTATGACCCTCAAAATTGTCAACTAAAATACCATTTTTAAACCTCTCATTGCCAAATTCGTCACGAACTTGCTTGTTGAATGTATCTTGCTCAAGAAGACTGAGAACAGTATAGTACTCAAGTTTCTCAATTCTCTTTTCAAGGCTGCCAATATCCTTCATAGTGTAACGACGGTTGTCGTACTTTTTGATATTAACATCATCAATACTATATGTGTAAGCAGGGATGTTAAGGTGGTAAAGTAAAATAGAGTCTTCAATCTCAGCAGGAACTTGTGGATTCAGTGAAGGAGTTCCTTTTGAAACTACGAAGTTACCATTTTTAGCAATGTAAATAGCATCAATTCTATTGAGATAATACTCAAAGCTTGTATCAAAACTTGTTCCTACGACAGGGAGAACAGGATCTTGAGAACCTGATCCACTAAATTTAAGTGCATCAACAGTTTTCTTATCACTGTATCCTGGCATAACAGTTTCTGTGTCTAAACCAGTGTAGTCAGATACTCTTGGTCTAAAATCAACAACATCTCTTAGAGAAATGTTTCCAAATACTGTGGAATTGAATGATGGGATATCTTTATATGAAATATTTGTATAAGAGTCAACGCTAAAATAATCACCAGATGCGTTGCCGCCAACATGCTTAAAGTAATCATAGATAACAAGAAGTTTATTCGTAGGAACGATTGATCCTGGTCTCAGAATAATTCTTGCAAGATCATAGTGAGTATCTCTTTGACCATTATCAAATACAAATCTATCAGTTACATCTACATCATTTGCCGTAGCATTAGCAGCAGTTGATGACATGTAAATTGCTTTAACTCTATATCCATCAGCATGTTCCAATGGAATTACAGGATCACTGAATCCAGTAGTTACATTGTATTCTTCATCTTCAACAAGAACTTTAGTTTTTGGTGTAGTGTCAAACTTTCTAACAGGAAGAAGTAACTTGAATGGTTGATTTGCCTGAGAATTAAGAGTAATCGTTAGTGTTGAGTTAGTATTAGTAAATGACAGTGTTGCTCCAGACAAATCAATTAGACGACCAGTGTCTGGATTTGCCATAACATAATCACTAGAATTATAACCAGAAATTACCTCTCCTGTACCAACAGTAATTGATGCTGATCCACTAGCATCAAAACTTCCTAAAAATTCTCTTTGTACAGTGTAGTTAATGTTGGTATCGTTTGGATCTAAAACAATTGAACGAACATTTTTGTTAGGGAGAGGATACAGCAGTGTATTTGTCGCAGCATTGTTCAGTTTTGAACGTACTCTAGAAATTGTTTTAGATGTAAAGGAACTGAGAATTGATCCATAAACATAGATTTTTGCTGTATTCCCAAGACCATCTTTAGATGCAAATCTGACGATATATTTTCTATTAATTCCAGCATTATCAGTTAAACTAATAATATCTCCATGGATCAACTCAATATCTGGTCTAGATCCTAGATTGTCTGCTGCGATGAAATATTTTCCTTCCGTTGCACTAAACGTTGACCCATTATCAAGGATATAATTATCCTGCAAAGAAGCAATGTCTCCACCGAAAAAGTTTCCTGTCGTAGATCCAAAGAAACTTCTAACAAAAGATGAATTATAAGTTGTGACCGAATTAGTGTTGAGAACAGCTACATATTCGGCACCGTTTCCAGTGCTTGAGACAATTTCAACTTCTGGAGACGCATCAAAAGAACCAAGAGATACCCTTACATCATCAGTCAGTGTAATATTTCTAATTTCGTTGCTGAGAACCGTTACATTAGATAATCCAATAGTGCTTACAGCATTATTGCCATCAATATTAATTGCACTAATATCATTAACATCAACATATCCACTACCGAATGAAACTGGTTTTAGATATGAAATTGTACCATCTCTTTGTACAAAGTTGTATGGAGTTGTTGTTCCATCTTGTTCAGAAAGAAGAGTTTCTCCCTCTACGAAAGTTCCTTCAACTCTAGAAAGAATAAGTTCTTTTGTATCGGAAATGAGTTGTTCAACAATTCCCACTGCTCCGCTACTTTGACCAGTAATAAACTTACCTACAGTAAAATTCAGAGGATTTCTGCAGACAAGTTTAACAAAATATTCTACTCCAAACAATCCTAATTTAAATAAAGAATCTGTGTCATAAAGTGAATTGTTTGAGTTGCCAGATAAGAATTTTACATATTTTGTTTTAGCAACACCAATGTATGGTGTTGTAATTCTTTCTGCAGTAAGAACAGTTCCACTAGTGGCACCCATTGAAATAAATTGACCAACACTAAAAGCAACTGAAGATGATTTTGTTACAACAGCAACTGCTCTCGTTTCATCAGCGGAAATAAAATAGGTTTTTACTTGTCCATTAATAGATCCATTGGTGTAATTAGTGTTTGTTGGAACAACACTATTATTTGATAGATCAGTTATAGTAAGAATGTGAAAATTTTCACCTTCTGGAGAAATTTCATCAAGATTTCCTGTGGTTTCGCCAAAAGCAATGTCTCCATACTTATCATATAATTTGAGTTCTTGATATGCATTGGTGCTAACAAGACCTTGAACAATTAAAGTTTCACTCTTGGACTGAACATCTGGGAAAGAAAGAAGATTTTTGACGGAATAATTAGCACCTTCATTAGGACTAATAAAAGTATTTTCTTCAACTTTTGTATCTCTGGCTTTATCAATATCTACATATCTTACTGATGTCGTCTCAATTTCATAACCTTTGACGTAGGCTTTTCCAGGTTCCATTAAAGCAACAAACTTTGCATCATCACCACCAGAAGCAGCAGCACCACCACCACCACCAGAAGCAGCAGCAGCAGCACCACAACCACCATCACC